TCTATGTGTGGTATTATCTATTATAAATAACTATAAAATTTATTTTTAAGAGTTCCTTTGCCATAAGAACTTATATTATAATTTGAACTAACCATTTCAACATACTGGCTTTCAAAGATATCTTCCTTAGAAACATTATATTTCTTCATTATTTCTCTAAACTGCTCTACAATTCCGGCTGTATAGAGTCGAGGAATAGTCAGATACGGAATATTAAGCTCTTTTCTAAGCGCAATTAACCTATTTGTCAGTCTTAGATTTAAAGCTTCTAATGAATCACTACGTGTATTATTCCTGGAGTTAACAATATTCCCCTTCATACTTAATAAAGAAGCAGTTCCAGTAAAAGATATATACTCCTCCTCTTGTGAACTAACTTTAGCCAAGTCTACCAGCGTCTCTGACAAAGTTTTTTCCTCTCCGTTTTCGAAAGTAAGGATATTACCATTCAACTTACTTATTTTAGCTCTTAAAAGCTCACCGGGGGCTTCTGTTCTTACTCCTTCAAACAAAGCCAGAATTAAAAATTTATCAGAATAGTTTCTAATTTTAGAAATATCCTTTAAAACCTGTTCTCTGCTGGGACACACCGCTCTCTCCTTATTAAGATATTTCTGTAGACTTTCAATTTCCATATTTATTTCATCATAGTGATTTATGTTGTCTATAGATATGTTGCAGGAACAACACCAGTCAGCATATTTCCGTAAAACACTTATATTTTTCCTTAAGGCATTTATTGATGAGGGTGCAAATGTAGACAACAATTTATCTATTTCAGGAAAAGTAAAATCACATAAGTCCTTGTTAAGTAAGTCCTCATAGTCTTCCGTTTTGTTAAAAAGAGCTTTCGCACTTTGTGGAGTTTGTCCAAGATCTTCTACTACATGTCGCAGATATTCTTTCTTCCGTTCTTCATTATACATAATCACACCTCCTCAAATAAAGCTTTTATTTTATTTACTTTCATGTTTGTAACACTATTAATAATCGGCACATCTTTTCCTAATGCACTTTCTATTTTTTCTGCACATTCATATACATCCTTTGAGATAGATGAACCATATAACACTACTGGCATAGTGGTGTCATCAAATACAACATCTGGATTATTCTCTTGAACTATCTTCAAAATATTTATGATAAATACCGCAGTTTTGATACACTGACTCCGGTTCATATTTTTAGTTTTAAGAATAAACTCCAATAATGAAAATAAAGTAGCTCTGTCTATTTCTCCTCTATGTGCTCTTTCAATTTTACTTCTTACTGGACTATCCAATGTGTTGTTTAGCTTGTCAATAATTATATTAGTAGGAGACGACTTATCCATAGAAGCTAAGTAACTTTTAGAAATCTTATTTCTCTTATCTTCCTGCTCAATATACTGACATGCTTTGTCTTCTGTAAAATTCATGATATTCAGGATAAAATTAAACTGAAAATCAGGATTCTTAATTTTCGTGTTTATTGCAGCTCTAAACCGGTGAAAACCATCAATGATATCAAATTTACCAGAATTAAGTATCAATTCTGATCCAACAATATCAAAATCTACCTCTGGATCATCAACATTGAGATTAAGAGTTAAAGCATTAGGTACAAATTCTCCCTTGCTCATTAAACCTTCAATAGCTTTTACTGATGAAGAAACTATATCAATTGTATATGATACATCTTGTCCTCTACGTCTCTGTTTAAGTTGACGCTGAGTCCTTGGATTGTATATTATAAGCTGGTTATCGTAAAACTCTTTTAGTAAATCAATACTTATTTTTGTCACCCATTGATCTTCAGCTATCTCTATCACTGGACTTATTCTTATTGGATAAATATCTGTTTTTAAATAATCTGCCTTTAGGCTCGAAAATCTTACTATTTCCTTATCAGAAAAATATGTTTTCATTTCCGTATTTGCCTTAAAAACATTATTAAATGCATCAATAAGCCAATACATTTCATTGTCTGAGATCTCATCTTTACTTTTCGCTCCAATGATATACTGCATATATTCAATATCTGAATATTCATATTTTTTCATAAGAAATTTTTGTACTTCTCTCTTGTAATATGAATTTTTCTGGATCTGAGAAAAATACTTATCCAGTATCTCATACAGGTTTTCACTTCTTAACATTTTGCAACCTCCTTTCTTGTATTATATCATTGTTTAGAACTTATTTCAATAAACTATTTACATATTTAGCAGCTTCAGCATTAATGGGCTTTCGAACGATGTATCTTTGTGTCGTGTCAGGTCGAGAATGATTCATTAATTGCTGTACATATGCAATGTCTCCTGTCTGATCATATAATAATGTAGCAAAAGTACTTCTAAATTTATGAGGAGTAATATGTTTTTCAAAATCTGCGGTATATGCCTTAACTAAATCTCTCACTGATTTGTCAGTGATTCTTGTTCGTCTGTTAGAAATAAAAAGAGCATTACAATCTCTTTTATTCAAAAGTTCTGCACGTTTTATTACCCAATTTCTTAAAATATCCATACTATCATCATCAAGTTCACATTCATAAGTGTTTCTGCGCTTATCAGTAACCCTAATAATCTTCTGATCCCAGAATATATCTTCCATATTAAGTTCTGTAAGCGCAGTAACACGAATACCAGTTACCATAAGAAGAGTAAATATAGCAAGGTTTCTTTCCTTCCATGCTTCTCTTCTTGCGTTGGCCCTTTTTGTACCAATAGAATTATCATTTATTCTTTCAACAACTTTTTTCAACTCTGCGGCTGTCATTGCAACTTGTTTATGCGGATCCTTTACAGAGACTCTTTTTATGCCACAGTTAAAAGGATTCTCTGAAATTATTTTTCTGCTTAACAAATAATCAGCAAATGATTTTAATGCCGTATAGGTAGTTGCTTTAGCACTATCTGAACTATATCCTCCATCTCTTCCTCTTAAGCAAGAGAGATAAGAGTTTACATTATCAATAGTCATTGCTCCATTACAATCTTCTATTGACTCTATAAACCCGTTTTCTTTCAAATAGTTCATAAACCTAACAGCCGTCATAGTATAATTTTGCGCAGTAAGATATTCGCATGAATTGAATAGACCATTATAATAACCAGTGAAATATTGTGGCTTATCCCTAAGCAATGCTCTCATCTTGCTTTCTGATTTGTATTTATGTTCTTCTCTTCCTTTCATGCTATTCACCTCACCATCTAAATTTGTGATCTAATCCATCTCCACGAATTCCATGTTTCTCTCTTTCTTCAAGAACTTCCCTTCTAATCTTATTGTGTTTTGAACGAAAATATACCATTGCAAATAACCAAATCATTATTATCATACTCCAACCAGACGGACCGGCTAATAAAAATATGAATGATATTATCCCTAATACAATTAAAGTTTTAATATCAGATTCATCCCATACACTGACATAATTATCTGATTTAGATGCAGTTTCACTTTGTGCTTTTTGCCACGTCCATGGATTAGGAAGTGGTATTGGTGCATAGTCATCCCTCACTATCGCAACTGGAAAAGGATGAGCCTCTTCCATTTCAAAATCCAATGAATCTACTTTCACCCAGATGTGATAATTCGGATGATATGACCAAATTTTATTTCCAGTTCTTACTACTTGAAAGGTTCCTTGTTGCCCAGGTCTCAATGGTTTTTCTGTTAATTCATTTGCTTCTTGTACTAAATAGAGATGAAAACCATATGTATCATCATATGTATCATGATTAATTTTTGAAGTTAAAAATAGTCCTGTATTAGGAACCATATTTTCAAGATTTGCTGGAATGTTATGCTGCTCTTTATATAACTCTTCTATAGTTTTATCAGACATAGTATATGTCCAGCCTCGTTGCATATCTCTTACTTTAACTTTCTTTCCCAAATTCACCTTACCTTTCCTTGGTACAAAAAGATGGCTATTTACAGTTTATAGCGTATCTACATGCTTTTCAATATATCATGAGATTTCTTCTGTATAGCAGCCACTATCATAACAGTTGTCTGGAGCATCTCTTTTCCCTTCAAAAATATCATTTCTTACAATTTCTTCCGCTTCTTCTTTGTTAGCTGCCTCTACTTCATATCCCTTACTATATGCTTCATAGTAAGTAACTATGTATTTTTTTAGCCCCGTCTGTTGTTCTTCTTTACATTCTTTGTACAGATCATCAACAATATTATAATTTTTATTGCTTTTCCCATTGATTTCTATTAATTTGTCATCTAACATAGGAATATGTTCGTTGCTACTTTCTATATCTAACACAAATTCTCTTTTTGAATTCCATTCATAGTTTATATATCTTCCATCACAATTAATTACAGTTATTTTTAACATAGTGATTTCCTCCAATTATACTCGCAATAGTATCTCTTATGTAACTAACCCAAATTCTTTAATTAGTCTCTGAAAGACCATCCGGTTACATTTCTTATAGGCAATAGATAATGTCTTCTTTACACCTTCTTTCTTATAAATTGAATGCCCACCAGTACAATGGTCTAATTCCCAGCCATTCTTTAGAATAATTCTCTCAACCTCTCTTCTGTTATAAGTTTTCATTTATTCACCACCTTGTTGTCTATCTCTACAATAATTTTCTCAGCGCCTTGTCTTAATGCTGCAGCAAAAGCATCTCTGAATATTTTTGTTTCATATTCTTCCAATGTACAGCTGATTGTCACTGTTTTTTCTGATGGAGTAGTTTTATATACCACTAATCAACCTCCTCTGGTATGTCCCACTCAAAATTATCTCTAACCTGTTCTAAAATATCTTTATCAGCTGCCATAGCGGAGCAGCAAAGACAAATCTGGATAGTTTTTTGAACCCGTTTTCCCTTTTTCTTTCCATAATATGTACGTTTTTCAAGAGGTACTCTATTATTAGTAGTACCACAATACCAACAACTTCCTATATAATATCACCCACCTTGAACCGAATAATATCGTGCATATGCCACTGACAACCATCATCAACACACGAATCAAATAAATTAACTTCAAATACATAATCATCAGTTATATCAATGTCATAGTCATTTGCTATTCTGGCTGTAGAGTCTAACATTTGGTTTCTACACTCTTCTAAAGTACCAATTTTTTCTACATAGAATCCGACACCATCATAAGCATGATGATAAATACAGAGATGATCTCCGTCTTCTATTTCGATTTCATGAATAGTATGGACATAGAATTCTCCGTTACTGCATGAGTAGTCAATACGCATAATCTGATCTTTAGAACCATCTACATTTCTGCAATCTTGCTTGCCATTCATCCCATAAGATAAATTATTTACAATCCATTCCTGAGCCCTATGAACAGTTTCAAAAAAGTAAAAGTATGGTTCCCTGTAATGTTCACTATCTAATGTACATAGTAAATATATCTTCATTTTTTCACCTTCGTCTTCCACTGTTTTCTTCTCTTACTCTGCATCTTCCAACCAGAGATTTTATTACATTTGTAATCCCATGAATCTATTCTTCTTTTTGGTTTTATAGGTTTGAAAGAAATACCATATTCATCTTTTATATTTCTTATTTCTTCTGGCGTAATACTTTTTCGCTGATCAGATGTTAATTTCACCCAATGTTCGTTCCAACCTCCTCCACGATGACTATAGATCCATGTTGCTGGTCTTTTCTTTTTATATTGATCTGTAAGCTCACGAAAATTCCTTACATTACCATGATCGTCTATAATTAAATACCGGTGATATTCTTTTGTCATCATAAAGTCACATCTGTCGTATATGTATTCATCTTCAAAATAATTAAACTTATTATAAAATTGTTTATAGTATTTTCTTTTGAAATATATATATACTTCTTTGGTGCCTGTCAGATATCCGAGATATTCCCATGGCAACCATTTATACCTGGCCCATTCACAATGATATTCAATTACTTTTGTACGCTGCATATAAATATAGTATTCTCTCATAATCATTCTCCCATTGGCTCCTCTCATAAAGAGAGAGGCTATTTTTTATATAACGCAAAGAAATTTATGAGTATCTTTTTCATACTTATATATTTTCTTTGTAAGAAAATTTTTTCTAGGTGTAGCTTCCTCCAATGTATCCTGCAAGATTATTGATAAATCTACTGCATCAACATCATCAGCCTTATGAATCATCACCTCATGTACACTGGTAAACACTAAATACAAATCTGAATCCAATACATTAGCAAAGCGTTCAGCCACGCCGGGATAAAATATAGCTACGGCACCGTTTATTTTCTTTGCTGTAGTTAAACAATTTCCAATAAAATCTTGGCTAATTGCTTCTTCTGTACCGGGACTCATAAACTCTTCTCCTTCATATTCCGGACTAAAGAGCATCTGATCCCATCTGTAAATTCTCGGTGGATACATACGTTCTGTATTTCTTAATGCTTCTTCCAGAATATTGCCTTCACTTAAGGTCAAACCATCTTCTTTCCATTTCTCTACTACACATTTAAAAATCTTAGTGCTCATAATGTTTCCATCATTTTCAGATACCTTCATATATAATACCTGAACAATGTCACCAATTCTTTTATAAATAGCATTACTCAATTCTTTAGAATTATCATCATAATTAAGCAGCCTTATAAAAAGAGAATCTTTAACAGTTTCGTAGTTCCAAATTTTCTTTGTTTTTTCATAAGAATTTTGTCCTTGTAACTGTCTAATGTCTCTTACAGTACTATCAAGAATGGTGTCAAACGATGTTCCATTTAAGAATTCTCTAAAAAGCTCTTTTGTATGTATTCCACAGACCTCCCAGGCATCATCATGCTCTGCAAACTTCACCAGCAGTCTGTCTCCTGTCGGAGAAAATCTATCTCCATCTTTTGAAAATTCTATATTCTCAATAGGAATGTTGATAGCTGCACTTATTTTATTTTTAAGTTCTTCCACAAACATTTCATAGTTCATCATAACTAATCCCTCTCTTTCTTAACCCATATGGTTACATGAATACTCTGACATTTCGCTTAACTTTTTAACTATAAAATCTGGTATATAGCCACACTCTGAGCAAATACAAATCTTTCCTAAGATATATAAACATGCTTGATCTCTTGGAATTTCTTTTCCCATGAATTGTTGTTTGATTTCCTGACATTCCTCTTT